GTGTAAAAGATTGGGCGGTTAAATTTTTACACTATATATATTCTGGTGATGATGAACCGGCTAGAAGGACTGCATATCCATCACCAACGAGACACGGAAGAGAAAAAGCTGGTAAATATGGTAATATTCTAAAACTATCTAAAAAGGGTGGTTTACTTGCTAGAATAGACAAGACACAAGACTCACAAAGAAAAGGATCTAGATTTCAAGGAGTTCCAAAAGGCAGGGGTTCCAAGACTTACGGAGTCTGGGAAAGACAGGGTAAAAAAGGTAGAGAAGGATTAAAATTACTTGTAGCTTATACACCTTTTATAAAACATAAAAAATTTATTGACTTCTATAAAGTTGGCGTAAAAGTAATTCAAAATACTTTTCCCAGGGAAATACACAAAGAAATGATGCGAAGAATGAAGTGATACTATTCTTCATTCACCTCTAAATTAAATTCAGCAACTATGTCCTTAAAACCAATCGTTTTACCATTAAAATCAAATTCAACTTCCCAAATTTCAAGTTTATCGCCATCATCTGTTATGCGTATTTCAAACTCTTTATCTTTATACATAAAATGTTGTGCTTCACTTGGTTTTATTTTAAATACATCACTCATCATCCACCTTTCTTAAATTATTTTTATGATCTTTTTCTAATTTTTCTCTAACAAATTTTTCTCTAAGTTTTTTATGATCTAGTAAAGAATAATATAATTTATCCCAAGCATTAGTCATTTCGGGTGTAAAATATTCTTCTTCAAGAGATCTCATTTCAGCTAAAGACATACGAAATACTTTATGCTCATATTCTTCACCAAATTCCCATTCGCAAATTTCAGTTTCTGCAAATACTTCTTCTTTATTACTCATCATTGGCCTCCTCTAGATCTTCAACGGGATAACCCATAAATTTTAATTGTCTTAAGACTCTTGTCTTACTGCTTTGTGTTAATTCTTCCCATAAATCTTCTATAATCCACATAACTACTTCTTCCAATCGTTCTTTAGTATTCATGTTTTCAAACATTTCTTTTTCTTGTATGCAATCAACACAAGTCGTAACTATTTGTGGCATATCACCAAATAGTGTATAGCCACAAGTATCACACTCTAGCGTAGGTTGATAATCTTTATTACTTTTCATTTTTTCCCTCACAAGTTAAACAAATAGTTCCCTCATCAGTATAATTAACATAATAGTTTCTAACATCTACTGTTCTTTCAGAAAACTCTTTACCACACTCAATACAGGTCCACCCATTTGGATAAGATTGCACTGCTTGTTCTTTGTATAATGTTTTATTCATCATTTAACTTTTCTAAAAAAAACTCCATACGGTTAAAATTAACTTTACCTGTTTCTAATTTATGTTCTAATTCTTGAGTTGCTACACTTGGATTATCAGAATCAAGCTGAATAGCTATTTTTACAATATAGTTTTCATTCCATATATTCATCATTCACCTCTTTAAACTCAACAAGTTTATCTGTATCAATTAATTGATCTGTGCAATCTCCAAACTGACTGCACCAAACTCTAAAATCTTGACCGAACTTTTTTTTCATATGAGCAATATCACCTTTAGAGAAGTGTTCAAATAATTGAACTTCTCTCCAAATATTATCACCTGTTCCTTTGAAGTCGTTGTAAATTAATTGATCGTTCTCAATTTTATAACCGCAACAATCGTTGCTAACAATTACTTTAACTTTCATCATTTACCTCTCTCTCAAAAATTTGAGATCTATAACCTTTGTTAATATCTTTTTTAACTCTAAGTTCTGCATTTAATCTATTACGGTATTGGGCCACTTTAGTAAAGTTCTTTAATATCGGCTCTTTGTCCTGTAATAGTGTTCTCACTTCATATATTTTCATAAATCACCACCACATATTTTTTGTGCTTCTTTAACATACTCAGTCCATTTAAGATCGTTGTATGCAAAAGTCCTTAACCTATCTAAAACTTCTCTTTGTGAGAAGTCTCTATTGATAGCATCATCACCAAATGCTATTTCATAAACTGCTTCAATAAAATTTAATAAATCTTCTAATTTATATATTAAATCATCATCATAATCAGATTCATCAGCTAGTCTTTGTGATAGTTCAATCATTATTTGTTTTAATTTCATAATTAGTCCTCTTAATAATCTGTTGAATCTATAATTGAGCATACTGAAGCCGAATATATATTGTCCATATCGAGTAATTTTTTGTATGCTTTATTTACATTATTTTTTGTAGCGTAATACTGATAATGGTCTGTTAATTTTTTATTACCCCAATCTTTATCTTTTTTACACCAAACTAATAAATATCCTCTATTTGCCATAATTAGTCCTCTTTGCTATTAACAATATCGTGAATTAAATCCTTTAAATATTGTCTTATTTCATTAGTCCTTTGATAATATTTATCGTTTTCTATCCAGTCCTCAACATTTGCATACTTATCTATAAGTTCTTCAAGATCATCAGTTAATAAAATAAATGCTTCTGAAGTAAGAGTTAGTTCTTTATCGGTAAAAGTAATGTTTCCTTCGTTATCTTCTTCTGTATAGTAATCTACATATTTACTTGCCATAATTAGTCCTCAAAATCCTCAATACCTTTTACGATATTGCTACAACCTTTTCTTTCGCAAGGTTGACTAAAAGATATTTCATTACAACCATTCCACCCTTTATAATTATCATTATCCAGAACATGACATAAATCAGAACAATAGATTTTTCTATTAATTACATCACCTTTTTTATCTTCTATTTCATATATGTGTGCCATAATTAAAACCCCCTCAAAACTAATTGCTTTGGTTCTTTTAATAATCCGCTTACCATTTCAACACGCGGTAGATGTCTTATTGGTGAGTAATCCCCATCATCAACATAAATAAAACTAAAGTTTATATTTTGATCTTTTAAGTTGTTTAAATATAGTGTTGCATCAACATCTTCTTCTAAATAATAGTTTTTATTATCATGATAAGAATAAGATGAAATATGACGCATAGTTAAATTGGTCTGGTTAAATGTATCCTTTGATACTTTAAGCCAAGTGTGTCCGCCATCTTGGTGAAAATATAAAATTAAATCTTGCATTTTTAATATTACCTCTAATAGTTAAAAATCTAATATAACATACCGTCTTACATTTTGTATAGCATTATTTTAAAAAGTATGATTTAATAGACATAATTAATTTTTATGAGGTAATAAAAAAATGGAAATATTAAAAGATAGATACAACTTAAAATTTAAGTGGACAGTATCAAAAGCAGTTAATACTTACGGCTATAATATTTGTTCGTTATTTGTTAACGGTCAAAAGGTTAGTAGTTGTAATGGTGGTAATTATGATATGCAAGGCACTTGTTTGGGTGATTGGATAGAAAGAGAGTTTGAAAATGAACTTTTACAATTAAAAGACAAATTTTATGGGTTAACTTTTCATAATCCAAATTGGCAACCACCAGAAGAAATAATTAAAAAAGAGGAAGAGGGTAAAAGTTTTGGGTTAGAGAGATATCAAGACTTTTATAAACAATCTAGTGATCTGCCAACAGAAAAACATACAATACCTGTTATTGATGGTGCTTGTGGTGTTAATAGCGTTGAAAAGATACTAAAAGCGGTTGGTTATCAAAATTCTTGTATTGATTATGACAAGGGCATTTATCTGGTTGAGAGGACTATAGAAAGTCTTAACTAAGCGTTTAATGTGGGCGATTAGAGGGCGTTACATACGCCCTTTTTTTATGGTTGAGGTAATACAAGCTGAATATGAAAAAAATAACTATTGATAATATATGCTTCTATTTGCGGGAGTTTATAGCATACGGTCTCTCTTCCGCTTCCGATCCTCAAAAAAAAGCAGTAACAAAAACATAAAACAATTTATACATATAGTATAAAAAGCGTGTATAATGGGTTCTTTACACATTAAAAGAGGTAATTTTAATTATGAATAAAGAAGGAGTTAAAAAAATTAAGTTAAACATTATTAACATGATGCTTAATAGAAATAACGCAGATAAAATTAAAAGTGATGATCTAGAACTTTTTTATAATGCTATAGAACAACACAAACTCAACCGAGCAGAAGTTGAATTGATGATAAGGGAGTTTGGATTAGAAGTTGTTAGATCTGCTTTAAGATATCAATCGTACAGATTAATAGATACATCTTTATATACAATCTGCGAAGATATGGAACAAGATCAAAGGCTTGCAAGGTTGAATAAATGTCCGAACTTTGAAATAGGTAATTTTAATTAGTTAACCACCAGGGCCAAAGAAGGGGAGCAATAGCTCCCTTTTTTTATTTGTGCTGCGATCACATATATTCATAAAACTTATAAAGCGGGGACACAAACAGATCCACATTATAAGCTACAGTTATAATCTAGGTTCCCTAAAGGGTCCATTTTATAGACACAAATAGCTATTTTTTGACCCCCCACCACCCTAATTTTGGGCAGTATATATATACACATACTTGCACAAGGTTTCTCACATACAATTACCAATTTTTACACAATCCTTCCACACTAAGGTTTTTTAGTGCTACAATTATTCAAAGTTAAACGGGTGTGGCTTTCACCTCCAAAATATTACCTCGAAAGCTACGCCCAATTTAGAGGTGTTTATGGAAGAAGATATGATGATGCCTAACGTAGCTCCCGCTCCTATGATGGAAGGGACTCCTATGGGGGGTAATTTATCTGAGCAAATGGCACCTGCACAAGTAGAGCTAGACCCAGCTGAAATGCAAGAGGCACAAGGAGCCCTCATGCAGATCATTCAAATAATTCAGATGTTAATTAATCAAGGTATGTCTGAAGAAGAGATCCAACAATTCCTAGCACAATACGGTATAACCGAAGAGGAGCTAGACCAAGCTGCTGCAATCTTAGGTGTCGATATAGATGCACTAATCGCAGGTGAGCAACGTATGCCTATGGCTGAAGGCGGTATGCCAGACCCCCTAGCCCCTGCACCCGTACCCAGAACACCAGATATGATGATATTCTCAATCAACTCGGATATTAACAACCTGATGCAAGAATATAATATGGCGGTACGTAACAACGAATTTGAACGTGCTCAAGCTATAGCAGATCAAATAGACGGTCTCCAACAACAAATCATTAATCTACAAGAAAGCAAAGTACCACCTATGGCAGGTCTCAATATGCGTTTTGGTGGTAGCGCAACGGGAAAGTAGCAAGTCCACCCTTTGACGTTACGCAGAGTCCTTTTTATCCATCTCCTGAGCAAATAGCCCGAGCTGAGAAACGAGAGGCAGAAGGCCCATTATTAACACCAGCTCAATTAGCTTACCTTGGTTCAGTTTTTGCACCTGGTTCTGGTATCGCAGATGCCGCTGGCAGATTCCCTGAGTTTCCAAGTAGAGATGTGCCAGTAACTGAAGCATTATCTGGAGCACCTTTGCCTGGAATTGCAGAAAATATTGCAGCTGGTGGTATAGATAGATACTTATTTGCACCCTTACAAGGATTAGGTGTGATAGGTGATACTGCCTACGGTATTCCCGCAGTAGGCGCAGGTATTGCAGGATTGCTTAAAGCACCTGGAGCTTTAGCAGCAATCGCTGGTATTGGTAAAGCTAGTAAATCAGGTAAACCTAAAAACCTGCCGATAGAAGATAGAATGGTTGAGTTTACTTTTAATAAAGAAATAACAGATGCTTTGGAGCCAATAAGTTTTGATCTAGAGGATTTAGATATTGATATAGATAAATTGACTGAGGTGCAAACAAATTATAGAGTTGACAAATATAATCCAAGAGAAAGATATAAAATAGACTTAAATATAGAAGATATAGATCAAATAAAGGATTGGGTTGGAGGTGATCTAAGTAAGAAAAAAGCTGGTTCTTTAGATTTTATAAATGATATCAATCCATTTATTGATACTTTAGAAAATTCAGGTCTGTCTTTAAACTCACAAAAATATTTACAACGTTTCGCAAATAAAGATGGCAAAATTAAAGTTTATCGGTACTTAAATTTAGGCAAAGGGGGAGGCAAAAAACTACAAACAGAAACTGGAATTGCTAGCACTACAATTGATCCAAATCATGCTGTAAATCAAGGTTTAAAAGAAAGAGTAAAAGAAATATTCATTACGACAGATGACTACGTTGCACCTGACATATTTGCAGGTAAATTTGAGAAAGCCGCAGCCCAAGAAAAAGCCTTAAAAGAGGGTACTGCAAAATTAGAAAAACTTGTTCGTGATACTTTTGTGGTTGAATATGACATCCCACTAAATCGAGTTAAAGCTTATGTACCGGCATTAAGAGCTTCTATTAGTGATTCGGCAAAAAATCGTTATGTCGAAGATTTAGCAGAAAATAATTACTCTATGACAATTGATGAAAAAATAGAAAACCTAGCTGATTATGAAGAGCTAGATATAAGTGATATATCTAGAGATGACGTAATACAAGAAGTGATTTATGAGCAAGAGCTACTAGAAGATTTAGATTATGATTTACTTCCAGCAGATGAATATGAAGTTATAGCTGATTTAGCAGATCTAAAACCTACGGCAACTTACAATATAGATGCAGATGGGAACATTAAATCAACCACACCAATATCAAAACTGGAATCAAGTGGCAAGTTGCGGAAAGCTAGATTTAAAAAAATTGCAGAAAAGAGAGCATACGACAAACTAGGTGATAAATATAAAGCTATTAGTGAAAAGTTTTCACCTGAAAAATTATCCGCTGGGCTAACGCCTAGTGAAAATGCAGAATATACAAAAATGTTAAGTAAATTTGCTAATGATAAATATAATTTTGTTAAAAAATATGAAATTGTAAGTACAGCAGATAATATTAAAAATAAAGACTTTGTTTCTCCTGAAATACTCATTACCGCTATAAAAGATACACAAAAAAGTCGACCTATTTTTATCGCTAACGAAGTTGATATTACAAGAGCTGTAAGAGGAGATATTTCAGAATTAGAAAAGATGATTCAAGGAGATGTTTATAGAGTAGACGCATACGATCTATATAAAAACTTTAATGACACTAGAGGTAAGTTAAAAGAATTTTATGGTGATAATATTGTTTTAAATAGATTAGAAACAAATCCAGATGCAGCACCGGGATTATTGACCAAATGGTTACCAGAGGGCGAGTTATTAAATCAATTCAAAAAAGACCCGTTTTATGCAAATGCTCAATTGCAAACCAAAAGCATTCCAATTGATGATATATTAGGGATTACGGCAGAGCCTTTAACAAATACTAGAGGCAAAGGATATTTTGAGGTATTGGTAATGAATGATGAAGCAAAACAACTAGTTGAAAAAGCAAAACCAGAAACAAAAGCAAAACCAGAAACAATAAAAGTTACTTTTGGTGAATTTAAACCTATAAATTAAATATTATGCAACCAGATGCTTTGAACTTATTAACCCAGATACAACCCGTATCTAAAATAGAGCCCATTAGCCCTACAGAAATGCGTACTGCATTTGGCGGTCCCTTGTATCAAATGCTCAACCCTGGCGCACGACAAATCGTAGATAACCTTGGCTTGCGTGGTCAGGGTATCGGCGGGTTAGCAGCTATGGCTTTTGGGCCTGGCAAAGTTAAAGCACCAGCCACTATTATGAAACGGGTTGATAAGTTAATTAAAAAATATAGAAAGCAACGAGCTAATTATGAAAGAGAGTTAGCTAACGTGCCCTATGATGGTATGCCAGCACAAAGAGCTGCTGATAAATATTTAAACAGTTTAAAAAAAACTCAAGCAGAGTTAGAAATGGTTTACGATAGAAATAGAGGCTTTGGCTTAGGTGATTATATAAGATCAGGTATTGCTGCTAATTAGTATTTATGACCAACCCAAATTTTTCGCACCTCTCTGATTCTGAAATACGTGAAACCCTCATGTTGCAAGAACGGTTGCAACTATTACAACAACAAAAAGACTGCCAAGGTAATTTTTTAGAGTTTGTCAATTACATGTGGCCAGAATTTATTTGTGGTCGCCATCACAAAATATTTGCCCAAAAACTCCAAGAGGTAGCAGAAGGTAAGTGCACTCGGTTAATAATTAATATGCCACCAAGGCACACCAAGTCTGAATTTTGTTCTACCTATTTTCCTGCCTGGATTATGGGTAGGCAACCCAAACGTAAGATTATGCAAACGACGCATACCGGCGAACTTGCTGTTCGCTTTGGTCGTAAAGTTAGAAACATGATGGATACGGACGAATACAAACGTATCTTTGAGAATGTAAAACTGCAAGCTGATTCAAAGTCAGCCGGACGTTGGGAGACTGACAAAGGTGGTGAATATTTTGCCGCTGGTGTAGGTGGTGCGATAACAGGTCGTGGTGCGGACTTATTAATAATAGATGATCCCCACTCCGAACAAGATGCTTTAAGTCCAACCGCTATGGATGCTTGTTGGGAATGGTACACCTCTGGGCCCCGACAGCGTTTACAACCAAAAGGTGCTATTATTTTAGTGATGACTCGTTGGAGTGCGTTAGATTTAACGGCACGTTTATTAGAGGGTCAGAAAGAAGCGACAGCAGATCAGTGGGATATTGTAGAGTTTCCCGCTATTTTTGAAGAATCAGGTAATCCATTATGGCCAGAGTTTTGGGACAAGACAGAATTAGAAAAAGTAAAAGCTTCCCTGCCTACGCAAAAGTGGAATGCGCAGTGGATGCAAACTCCTACCGCCGAAGAAGGCTCAATTATCAAACGCGAGTGGTGGCAGCCCTGGAAAAATGAATCGTTACCGCCAGTTAAATATATAATTCAAAGTTATGATACGGCTTTCTCCAAAAAACAAAATGCTGACTACTCAGCTATATCTACTTGGGGTGTTTTTCAACCTACACCGGATGAACCTGATTCAATTATTTTGCTTGATTGTCAACGTGGTCGCTGGGATTTTCCTGAGCTCAAACGTATAGCGTACGAAGAATATAAATACTGGGATCCTGACATGACGATTATTGAATCTAAAGCCTCTGGTACGCCACTTACTCACGAGTTACGCAGATTAGGCATACCAGTAGTTAATTACTCGCCCACTAGAGGACATGATAAGTCTACCAGGATGCACTCAGTAGCACCTATTTTTGAGTCTGGTCTAGTGTGGGCACCAGAGCGTAAGTTTGCAGATGAGATGATAGAGGAGTGTGCTGCCTTCCCTTTTGGTAAAAATGATGATTTATGTGATACTATGACTCAAGCGCTGATGCGTTTTAGAGAAGGAGGGTTAGTCTCATTAAATGATGACTACTTAGAGGACAATAGACCTCCAGTTAAAAGGGTATATTATTAATGGCAATAGAAAAGCAAAACAATCAGCCTGAAGTTCAACTTGAAGGGACTGAGGATATGACAGTTGCCTTAGAGGCAATCGAGGAAAGCGGGGAACAAGATTTTGAAATTCAAGAGGATGGGAGTGCTGTTTTAATAGGTGAAGAAGAACCTATGCAAACAGGCTTTGATAGTAACCTTGCTGAAGTAATAAGTGAAAGTGAACTCGGCAGAATAGCTAGTTCATTACGTGACGGTATTGAAAAAGACAAAGCATCACGTGAGGATTGGGAAAAAACCTATACGGATGGCCTAAAGTATTTAGGCATGAAGTTTGATCAAGAAAGATCTGAGCCTTTTGAAGGTGCTTCAGGTGTCATACATCCACTTTTAGGTGAAGCAGTCACTAATTTCCAAGCGCAAGCCTACAAAGAACTGTTGCCTGCTAACGGTCCAGTCAAAACTCAAGTCGTTGGTGCTTATGATGCTGCTCTAGAGGAGCAGGCGCAACGTGTTTCTGACTTCATGAACTATCAAATAGTGCATGTAATGGAAGAATATGACGAAGAACTCGACCAAATGCTATTTTATTTACCATTAGCCGGTTCAGCATTTAAAAAAATCTATTATGATGAGTCATTAGGGCGTGCAGTATCTAAATTTATTGCTCCTGAGGACTTAATAGTGCCATATTTCACTACTGACCTAGAAACTTGTCCTAGAATTACGAATGTAGTCAAAATGCCAGAGAATGAAGTGGCTAAAATGCAGGCTATGGGCTTTTATCGTAAGGTAAAAGTGTCGTATGGCGAAGATACAGCCCAATATGGACAAGTAGAAGAAGAAATAGATGAATTATCAGGTATGGAGCCCGGTTATGATACCGGTGAGGTGTCTGTTTTATACGAAGTTCACTGTAATTTAGAGATAGATGGCTTTGAAGATGTGGATGCACAAGGCAATATGACCGGTGTTAAACTGCCATATATCGTCACAATAGACAGCAATAACAACAATATTCTTAGTATTTACCGTAATTACGCTGAAAATGATCCGTTGCGACAAAAAATTGAATATTTTGTGCATTTTAAGTTTTTACCAGGTTTAGGATTCTATGGTTTTGGCTTAACCCACATGATTGGTGGTTTATCCAAAGCATCAACCTCCATATTAAGACAATTAATTGACGCTGGTACTTTAGCTAACTTGCCTGCTGGTTTTAAAACACGTGGTATTAGAATTAGAGACGAAGATACACCAATCCAGCCAGGAGAATTTAGAGATGTTGATGCTCCAGGTGGGTCATTACGAGAATCTATCCAACCCTTACCATTTAAAGAGCCTAGTGGCACACTTTTAAGCTTACTTAATATTTTAGTAACTTCAGGTCAAAGATTTGCCTCTATTGCAGAGATAAATGTAGGTCAAGGTAATCCAAATGCACCTGTAGGTACCACACTTGCCTTGTTAGAGCGATCAACTAAAGTATTATCTGCTATACATAAAAGATTACACAACTCACAACGCAAAGAGTTTCAAATACTAGCAAATGTATTTCAAGAGTATTTACCGCCTGAATATCCTTACGCTATAGCTGGCGGTAATAATCAAGTTAAACTATCTGATTTTGATGAGAGAGTTGATATATTTCCTGTCTCCAATCCAGATATATTTAGCCAGTCACAAAGAATCGCTATGGCGCAAGAAATGATGCAGTTAGTGCAATCTAATCCAGAAGTGCACGGCCCAACAGGTATCTATGAATCTTATAAACGTATGTATGCGGCTATTGGGGTAGATAATATCGATCAGATATTGACACCACCTCCAAGTGGTGAGCCACAGCCAGTCGAGGCGGGGTTTGAGAATAATCAGTTACTGTTAGGCAATGTGGCCAAGGCGTTCCCCAATCAAAACCATGATGCCCATATTGCTACCCACATGTCGCTGCTCAATACTCCGCCCGTTCAAATGAATGCCCAGGTTCAATCATTAATTCACTCACACATAATGGAGCATTTGCAGATGAAAGCTGATGTGTTGGCACAACAACAAATGCCAGCAGAAGTGTTACAACAGTTTCAACAATTACAGGCGCAGGCACAACAAGTATCACCCGCCCAACAACAACAGTTGGTAGTTGAGGCAAATAATATATTGGCACAGTACTCGGCACCTATCATGTCTGAACTAATTGCAGAATATACGACTAAAATATCATCACCAGAGGACGAAGATCCGCTAGTAGCTATTAGAAAACAAGAACTTGCACTCAAAGGTCAAGAGTTAGCACTTGATCAACAACAGTTTATTGCACAAGAGCAAAGAAAAGCTGAAGATTCTGCTAGACGTGCACAAATAGATCGTGAGCGCATTAATGCTAGTGAAGATATAGCAGAAATGCGTGACGATACTGCAAGAGCACGACTCGATCAGCAAAGGTTGTTTAAAAATATAGATTTACAAAATAGACAATAAGTGTTGCAAAAAATAATTTAACCCTACATAATTAACAGCATGATTAAACGTACAACAGTAAATCAACAGAAAACACCAAAAGTTTTAACTAATAAAAATGGTTATAGCAATAAAGGTACGGTCCCCCTAAAAAGCAACGCAGGTACTTTCGATACTAATACCACTCCAAAACCAGGTATGGGTAAAGGTAAAGCAAGAGGTATGGGTGCAGCTGAATTTGGTGGCAAGTTTTCTGGTGTTTATTAATGTCCGAAGCTTGGCTAAGTAAAAAGTATCTGAAAGAACTAGAACTTAGAAGGGAGGATGTGCAGGACACTTTACTCGCAGGGTGTAAAGACCATGCGCAATACGAATATCTGCGGGGGCGCTACAGTTCTCTGGCTGACGCAGAAAATATTTTTAGAGAACTGCTAGGAAGGGTAATACAAAATGACATCGAAGATACAGGTACCTGATCACATAGCCAAAGAAATCGAAGCCGAACAGGCACAATCAGAAAAACAAGAAACCACAGAACAAGAGTCTAAGCAAGAACTGCCTTATGTTTCACAAGAGGCTAGAGTTCTTGATCCAACATTATTAGACAAATCAGTTTTAGAACGTATGCCGCAACCTACTGGTTGGCGCATGCTAATACTACCGTACGCTGGTAAGGGCGTAACAGAAGGTGGTATTCAGTTAGTGCAATCACATGTAGATAGAGAAAGACTAGCTACGGTTGTTGGCTATGTTGTAAAGATGGGACCTGACTGCTATAGCGATAAATCAAGATTTGATAAGCCTTGGTGTCAGGAAAAACAATGGGTGTTAATAGGTAGGTATGCCGGAGCACGTTTTAAACTTGGAGATGAATCTGAATGCAGAATCATTAATGACGATGAAGTGATAGCAACGATACTTGATCCTAATGACATTCTTGCAATTTAGGGAACAATATGGAAGAAGCAATAAAACAAGAAGAAGTACAAGAAGAAGCAGTTGTTGATGAGGGAGAAGTTATTGAACTTGATGAAGAGGTAACTGAAGAACCAGCAGCATCAACAGAAAGTGAGCCAGTTGAAGAAGCTGAGGTAGAACAACCTGCTGAAGCGCAAGAAGAAGAACTTACAGATTATAGTGATAAAGTTCAGAAACGTATCAACACGTTGACTCGTAAATTACGAGAAGCAGAACGTGGTCAAGATTATGCAGCGAAGTATGCGCAAGAAATGCAAAGGCAAAACCAAGCCTTGCAACAACAGGCTCAGACGTTACAACAATCCACATATTCAGAATCTCAAAACAGACTGACGGCACAAAAAGCTCAAGCTATAGAGGCATTAAAACAAGCACATGAAAGCTCTGACTTTGATAAAGTTGCAAAAGCCCAAGAGGTGCTATCGCAAATAGCTGTGCAAGAAAATAATGTGACGCAAAATTTACAAGCTATTCAAGCACGACAAGAACAGGCTCAAGCAGAACCTCAACAGCCTATACAACCACAACAACCTGGCATCCATCCAACCACAGAGGCCTGGATTAATAACAATAGATGGTTTTTGGAAGATGAAGATATGTATAACAGTGCTCAAGTTATTGACAGAGAGCTTGTTAGTGAAGGTTATGTTGAAGGTTCAGATGAATACTTTGCTGAAGTAGATAAAAGAATTAGGGTAAAACATCCTGACAAATTTGATGACGTAGCGGTAAAACCGAGACCTCAACAAAAGGTAGCTTCGGCTAACAGGTCTGTAGGGAAAGCTGGTAAGAAACAAGTAAAGTTGTCTCCTAGCGAAGTAGCTATGGCAAAAAAATTAAACGTACCTTTGAAAGAGTACGCAAAATATGTTAAAAGGTAATAAATATGACAGATAATACTGACAAACAAAACAGAACTTCTCGTTCTGCCGACACTCGAGCTAGTAATGATGCTCGCAAACCTTGGAGCCCACCATCAATGTTGGACACTCCTCCTGCGCCTGAAGGTTATACTTACAGGTGGATACGTGCCGAACTCGTAGGTGCGGAAGATAAAAAGAATGTAACATCAAGAATGCGTGAAGGTTTCGACCTGGTGCGTTCTGAAGAGTTACCAGACTTTGAGCTTCCTACCATAGATAACGGTAAACATGCAGGCGTAGTATCAGTTGGTGGTTTGCTATTGGCTAAGATTCCTAATGAAACACGGGAAGAGAGAAACTCCTACTTTCAAAACCGTGCATCAACGCAGCAAGAAGCCGTTGATAATGATCTTCTAAGAGAATCAGATCCAAACTCTCCAATTTTAAATCCAGAGAGAAAAAGCAAAGTAACTTTTGGCGGTGGTCAACGAAGTTGATTACTAAATATACATTTTAAATATATAGGTGATTTATTATGGCAAATAAGAATGCCCCATTTGGTGCAAGACTTGTTGGCGCACTTGGTTCAGGACCTACTTCTAACGGTACAACTGAATACGAGATCGCTTCAGGTGCATCCGGGAACATTTTTTCAGGCGACCTAGTAAAAATGACCAATGCTGGTACTATTTTAGTAGCTGCTGCTGGTGATGAAGCATTAGGTGTGTTTAGAGGCTGTAAGTTTACAAACTCTTCAGGAGAAGTTGTTTTTAGCTCACATTTCCCCGACGGCACAGTTTCGTCTGATATTGTTGCATTCGTGCATGATGACCCACACGCTGTATTTGAGATTCAAAGTGCAGGTTCTCCAGCTCAAACTGATGTCGGTTTGAACGCTGATATATCCTATACATCTGGCTCTACCAAAACTGGTATGTCAGCTATGGAATTATCAGGAACAACAGCCGCAACTACTGCGACTTTTAGAATTATGGGCTTTAGTACAGATCCAGATAACAGCACAACAGGTTCAGCAAACGTGAATGTAATAGTCAAGTTTAATGAGCACTTCTATATCGACCCAACAGGAGTATAAATAAATGGCAATAAATAGAGCGCAATTAGCGAAAGAATTAGAGCCTGGTTTGAACGCCTTATTCGGTATGGAATATTCTCGTTACGAGGCTCAACATTTAGAGATTTACGAAAGTGAATCTTCAGATAGAGCATTTGAAGAAGAAACTCTAATCGTAGGGTTTGGTAATGCTGAAGTAAAAGCAGAAGGTAGCGGAGTCAGATTTGATAACGCTAACGAAGGCTACACTTCACGTTATACCCACGAGACAGTGGCTTTAGCTTTTGCTCTTACAGAAGAGGCTATCGAGGATAATCTTTATGACAGACTTGGCGCAAGATATACCAAAGCACTAGCTAGATCTATGGCGAATACAAAGCAAATCAAAGCAGCAGCGGTACTAAACAATGCGTTTAGTGTTACTGGTGGCGATGGTAAAACTTTGATTGCAACAGATCATCCACTAGGCGGCGGTGGCTCACTAGCAAACAGAGCTACAACTATGGCTGACTTAAATGAGACATCTCTTGAAGATAATCTTATTAGTATTTCTACATTTACAGATGATAGAGGTCTTAATATAGCGCTTCAGGGAATGAAACTTATTGTTCCACCACAGTTGGTATTTGTTGCAGATAGACTACTTAACTCTCCAGGTAGAGTTGGTACTTCAGATAACGACATCAATGCTGTAAACAACATGGGAATGTTGCCACAGGGTTATGTAGTTAATAACTATCTAACAGATACAGATGCTTATTTCATTAAAACCGACTGTCCTGACGGCTTTAAGTATTTTGAAAGATCTCCAATGCAAACTGCATTAGAAGGTGATTTCGATACCGGTAATATGAGATATAAAGCTAGAGAGAGATATTCATTCGGATACTCAAACTTTAGAGCCGTATTCGGTTCTCAAGGTGCTTAATAGGAACGATTTATTGTAGCGTTTCCAACTCAACTACAATTTTCTAAGGGAGCTTTGGCTCCCTTTTTTGTTGCTAAGGTAATCAATAAAGTATAGAATTTAAGAGGTTATAAAATTAATTAGCTTGATGAGGGCCGTAAGGTTTCCATTAATACAAGATAAAGGAGTTCATAATGGCTAATCCACATTTTCAAAACTTAATACTATGGGCAGGTAATACTGTTGCTACGGAGCACAAGAAAAACCAACCTATGTTTGCACCATATCCGTCAGATCAGACGTTTTATATGTATCACAATGACTTTTTTACATATAACTCTGGTGATTGGACGATTACAACTACAGAAGCTGGCACAGGAAGTGCATCTGAAGCTGTAACTTCATCAGCAGGTGGAGCTTTATTGCTTACTAACGCTGCTGGAGATAACGACTTAGACTTTTTACAATTAAAAGGTGAAGGTTTTAAACTTAGCACAAGTAAAAAAGCTTATTTTTCAGCTAGATTTAAAGTAAATGACGTAGACCAATCAGACTTTGTGATGGGTCTTGGTATTACCGATACCACACCACTTGATACAACAGACGGTGTATTTTTTATCTCAGCAGATGGAGATGCAGGTCTAGATTTCTTAGTTGAGAAAGACAATACAGCTACAACCACTGAAGATGTAGCAACCATGGCTGATGATACTTTTATCACAACCACTTGGTTTATTGATCCAGATGCCTCTAAAGTATTTTACTCAGTAGACAATGCTGCTCCAGTTGGTGTTGCAATTACAAACCTACCAGATGATGAGGAACTAACCGTATCATTTGGTATTCAAAATGGTGAAGCTTCAGCACAAACTATGACTATTGACTACGTTGTAGCAGCAGTCGAAAGATAGGAGTAAACAATGGCAGATGCAGTAACCTCACAAACTATCCAAGATGGTGAGAGAGTCGCAGTATTAAAATTTACTAATGTATCAGACGGTACAGGTGAGTCGGCAGTAAAAAAGGTTGATGTTTCAGCTTTAAATCCTAATAAAGCAGGTGAATCTTGTACGAGTGTTTCAATAGCTCGTATTTATTGGGCTTGCGTTGGGATGCGAGTGAACATAGAGTTTGATGCTACATCAAATGTTTTAGCTATGCCATTACCAGCAGATAGCACAGGAGATGAATATTACGATTTGTTTTCTGGTATACCCAATAATGCAGGCTCAGGCGTGACTGGTGACATAGACTTTACTACGGTTGGACACTCTAGCGGTGATGCTTATTCTATTATTTTAGTTTTAAATAAAAATTATTAATGAATGGCAGAGTACAAAGGCAAAACTGTAACACTTAATAGACCTAGGGCTATCCCAAAGGGTAGCCCTGGATATGGTAAAAAACGTAAAGAAGTCTTTGTTAAAAATCCATCTACGGGAAAAATAAAGCGTATTGCTTTTGGAGATGCTAAATTGGGCATGCATAAGAATGATCCAAAAAGAAAAAGGTCATACTGTAAACGGAGTGAAAAACTAGGTAATGACAGAATGAAAGCAAATTATTGGGCAAGAAGGGATTGGGACTGTTGAGTTATCATTACACTAAAGAATTAGATAAATTAATAAAAGGCCTTGAAAAAGCCTCTAAGTCTCATGCAGCTCAAGTTAAAGTGCTAGAAAAGATAGTAGCACAAACAAAAAAGGCTAGAAATGCCAGCAAGAAAAAAAAGAGATCCTAAAGTAGGCACAGGTAAAAAACCAAAAGGCTCAGGTCGCCGCCTGTATACAGACGAAAATCCTAAAGACACCGTATCTATCAAATACGCAACAATTCAAGATGCTAAAGATACAGTTGCAAAAGTAAAAAAAACAAGAAAACCGTTTGCTAGGTTAATACAAATATTAACAGTAGGAGAACAAAGGTCTAAGTATGGCGGTAAACCAAGGCAAGCAGAAATATTTAGACGTGGCAAGGACGCTATTAGAAAAAAACACGGCAGAATTAAATAATGTATCCTGTTTACAATAAATTTTATTATAAGCCACTACCTGACTGCGTTGAGGTGCAAAAAAGTCCAATAGAAGGCCACGGTTTATTTGCAATTGAAAATATAAATGCAGATTTTGATTTAGGTATGTCGCATATTAAAGTGCCAATAATAAATGGTTATGTAAGAACCTCTATAGGCGGTTTTTTAAATCACTCAGATGATGCCAATTGTTTTTTAACAGAAGAATTAGATTGGGATGATTATAGGGTATATAATGTTTTTACTGCTAGAAAGATTGAAAAAGGTGAGGAACTTACTTTAAACTATCATTTAGACGGATTAAATTATGGCGAAGAAAGCAAAGAGTAAAGGTAAAATATGTCCAGAGGGTAAAGCCTGGGCTAAAAGAACTTTTGATGTTTATCCCAGCGCTTATGCCAATTTAGCTGCCTCCAAATATTGTAAAGATCCAAATTATGCAAAAAAAGCTAAAGGTGGTAAACGAAAAGGTAAAAGGTTTGGTGGTCCTATACGAGGTCAAGGTATAGTTATGCCGGATAGATTAAGATGAGCAAAGGGCAGTTACAAAGTTGGCTTGATGAAGATTGGGTAAGATTAGGGGCTGATGGCTCTATAAAAGGCTCATGCGGTGGTAGAAAGAAAGCTGAGGGTAAGCCTAAATGTATACCAAGGAGCAAAGCAAATAAGCTATCTAAGTCAGAACGTGCTAAACTTGTAGCTAGGAAAAGAAAAAAGGATCCAAATCCAAACAGAAAAGGTAAACCAATTATGGTATCTAATAAATTAAAAAAAGGCGGCACACCATTAGCAAATCCAAAAAAAGCTGATCTTAATAAAGACGGTAAACTTTCTTCTTATGAAAGAACAAGGGGGCTTGCTATAGAAAAAGCTATGAGGAAACAGAATCGTGCTAAAATGAAAAAAGGTGGCTTTATAGCTAAAGGTTGTGGTGCGGTTATGAACAATCGCAGAAAAGTTACCACCATAAGTTAGGAGATAATATGCCAAAGAAAAAAAGTGATGTAGACCCAAAATTACAAGCAAGACTTGACGCAAAAGTTAGACCAGATGCGCCAGTTTCAGATGATCGAATTATCTTAGATGCAAAAGGTAATGTCGTAAAACCAAAGAAAAAGGCAGCTGCAAATAAAAAAACTAAGAAAACTACAAAGAAAAAGTGAGGAACTAAATGTTTAAGAGAACTAAAATGTACGCTATGGGCGGCGGAGTGAAAGGGAGAAAATACGCTGCTAAAGGCGGTGGTATGAAAAAAACTAAATATATGGCTGGTGGCGGAGCCGCTAAAGGATCTAAGTATATGGCCAGAGGTGGAGCTATGAAAGGTTCTAAGTATATGGCCAGAGGTGGAGCTATGAAAGGTTCTAAGTATATGGCTGCTGGCGGTGGCATGAAAAGATCAAAGTATGCATCCGGTATGGGAGCAAATAAAAAATCTAAATATAGAGCAAAAGGCGGCGCAAGATAATTAAGACATAAGGGGGAACTATGTCATATTTAATTTCCAACATACCGCAGTTTAAATGTTGGGTTCGTAGAGAATTTACTGCAAATCATCAAAACTATCATGGTGAATACCTGCATGCATTAGCATTCGCAGTCAACACTATTCCAGACAGATCATTATCATTTCAAGTTGTGTTCACAGGTTGTGAAACTGATTTTGAAGGCTATCCAGACGAAAACGTACACGGTGGCGCTATGTGGGCAAGAATGCCAATAGAGGCACTTGTAGCTGACATAAAGCTAGATGAATGGCCAAAAGCTATGGAGGATCATTTAGCTCAACCTTGGGATTGTCTTAGTCATCATCATTCTGTTGTTGTTCTAGATAGAGTCAGCTCATCACCTTGGATATGCAAAATTGGTGGTGAATTTTATACCGGTAGATATATGTTTACGGTAGATTATACAGAGCACAGTATCGCTGATGATCCTGCGCAACATAAACAAAGTCATGTGCTATACTTAACGGACGCTGGTGAATATACTGGTAATTTTGTAGCTTTACCTAATAATAGAGTTAGAGCAACGAATCCAGCTTTATGGCGTACTGGAGAGGGTCCACCAGATTTTTCTCCAAGTCAGTATATACATTCGGCTGAAAAACATGAGAGTTATATGGATCCGGATATAACGTTTGATAATCTATATAACCAGGGAGATAGAGAATAATGGCGTTATCAGGAAGCACAAACTTCGAACCTAATATAACTGAGTTTATTGAAGAAGCTTATGAAAGATGTGGCCTTGAGTTAAGAACAGGGTATGATTTAAAAAGCGGCATCAGATCAGCTAATTTAATGTTAGCAGAATGGGCAAATAGAGGCCTAAATCAGTGGACGATAGAACAAGCAACTCAAACGGTTACAGAAGGCACTAGCAGTTATTCACTTAATTCAAATATTATAGATGTTTTAGACGTTGTTCTACGTAGAACAGTGAATGATGTGCAAACTGATATAAGCATGAATAGGATTAGTAGATCAGAATATATTAATATCCCAAACAAAAATACCAAAGCAAGACCTTCACAATTTTTCTTAGATAAATTAAGCACACCATCTTTAAAAATATGGCCTGCACCTGAAAACTCTACAGATGTACTAGTATTTAATAAGCTTGTTAGAATGGATGATGCAGATGCGGCAACAAATACTATGGATATGCCATTTAGGTTTTTCCCTTGTTTTGTAGCAGGGTTAGCTTATTACATATCACAAAAAAGAGCACCACAACTTACTCCACAACTTAAATCTTTGTATGAAGAAGAATTTAGGAGAGCGGCAGACCAAGATGAAGATAGAGCTTCATTTAAAGTAAGGCCAAGACTTAGAGTTCTTTAATGGCGTACGCAACTGGCAAATTTGCAAAAGCTTTATGTGATAGATGCGGTTTTGAATATAAGTTATTAGATCTTAAAGAAGAATGGAACGGATTAAAAACTTGTAGAAGTTGTTATGAGCCAAAACACCCACAATTAGAGCCACTAACGGCAACCGCTGATCCGGAGGCTCTATATAAGCCTAGGCCTAATAATGATCATGAAGTTGGCGAAGGTTTTGTTGTAGTAGTCAACAATGATATTACTAGATACAATACTATGAACCCAGCAACTTTGGGCACTAACTTTAGTGTAAGTGAAATGACAGGAGGCTTAGGGACGGTTACAATACAAATATCATGACATTAGCAGAGTTAAAAACATTAATACAAAACTATACAGAAAATACTGAAACTACATTTGTAAATAGTTTAGATGATTTTATTGAAAATGCAGAAAATAGAATATTTGATTTGGTGCAGTTTGATTATTTTAGAAAAAACGTAACTGGATCACTAACAACTGGTAATACGTATTTAACAACTCCAACAGATTATCAACTAAGTTTTTCATTAGCTGTTGTAGATAGCAACGGCGACTATCATTACTTAGACAAGAAACATCCATCTTTTATGCGTGAATACAGCGTAGACCCTACAGATTCAACGCTAAGGGGTCTACCAAAGTATTACGCTGATTTTGATAAAGAGCTCTCTACAGCGTCTAACAATGGATCTACTATTATTGTAAGTCCAGTGCCAGATGCTAATTACACAGTAGAGTTGCATTATCTTTACAAACCTAATTCACTGGTTACTGATACAACAGGAACCTGGCTATCTAATAATGCTAGGAATGCTCTGTTGTATGGTAGTTTAATTGAAGCTTATATATTTATGAAGGGGGAACAAGATCTTCTACAAGCTTATGAGCAAAGATTTGCTTCATCTGTTAACAGATTGAAAAACAGAGCAGAAGCAAGAGGTAGAAGGGATGAATACCGATATGACTCTTTGAGGACTTCGGTATCGTAAAAAATTATGGAAAAAATCGAGAGCTTGAAAGGGGCGACTATAGCCATAGTCGGTATGGGAAAAAGTTGGTTTGATTATAATCTAGCTAAATCACACGGTACACATTTTGATGAAGTCTGGGCAATTAATGCCGTAGGCAGCGTAATTTATCACGATAGGGTATTTATGATGGATCCTGCGTCTAGATTTTTAGAATCAGATGATGCCGGCGGTCAAACAACTAGTATGGTCGAAATGTTACTTAACCACGAAGGGCCTATTTACACTTGTCAATTAGACGATAGATGTCCTGGTTTAGTAGATTATCCTGTTCATGAAGTCGTAAGAGACACCAACTGTCATTACCTTAACAATACCGTTGCTTATGCCATAGCATTTGCATACTGGAATGAAGTAAAAAATATCAAAATGTTTGGTGTTGATTTTTCTTACAAAGGTAATTTGCATTTTGCAGAGGCAGGAAGAGGTTGTGTAGAGTTTTGGCTATCAAAATGTATTAATGCAGGTATGCAAATAGAGGTTGCAGCATCCTCAACTTTATTAGATACGGACGTGCCTGCTCCTCAAAAACTATACGGTTACCATAGATTAGCCGATCCTTTAATTGTTTTTGAGGATGAATCTGGGTTAAATGTAAAAAATATTAGTGAAATAGAAATTACTAAAAAAGAACAAAAACCTGTCTTAGTTGATAGAAATGACTCACATTTAAAGCCACCGGAGCCAAATAAATGGTAAAAAAATATATTCACGTAAATCAACATAAAATAAGAGCTAATAAAAAAAATGGCACAAATGAGCCTGTTATAACGGTCAAAGAAGGCAGGACTAACACTTACTGCCACGAAGTTAAAATTACAGGTGAGGTAACAGTAAAGTATGGCGGTAATGACAAGCCATTATTGCCTTGTGGTGCAAGAGTAGTGATTGAAACTGATGGCTTTGTTGAAATATTAAATCCACAAAAATATTTAGAGGCTTGTGTAAATGAGTGATATAACCCCAGCAGGTATGCCTGAGCTTGGTGTAATAGAGGCAAAAACAACAAGTTTTGGTGGTCATCCTCCTGAGTTTTGGGCTGAAAGACTTACAGAAAAGATAGTGAGTTACTCAGAAGATAAAGATCCACATATAAGAGAACAAGCAAGAGCTTATAAAGATGCTATCTATCAGGTTTGTTTGATTTATATAAAAAATGCGTTAAAATCTTATAAAGCCTCTCTAATACAAGATTTAATCGGTGGTGGAGAGGAAGATTTAGCAAAAATTATTAGAGGTATTTAATATGGCTATAAGCTCTACTTTAACCACAAGTTTCAAAAAAGAACTACTTGAAGCTGTGCATAATTTTAAAAACTCTGGTGGTGATACCTTTAAATTAGCCTTATATACAAGTTCAGCTACTTTAGGTGCTACAACTACAGCTTTTACCACTACAGGACAAGCTAGTGGCACAAACTATACATCTGGCGGTAATAACCTTACAAGAGTTGATCCAACGTCTAGTGGTACTACCGGATTTACTGATTTCGCAGATTTAACTTTTGGAACTGCTACCATAACTGCAAGAGGTTGTATGATCTATAACTCTTCTGACAGTAATAAATCTGTTGCTACTATTGATTTTGGTGGTGACAAAACATCTACAGCTGGCGACTTTACAATAGTATTTCCAGCAGCAGCAGCAAGCACAGCGATTATCAGAATAGCCTAGCCTTATGGCTAATATAACTGGTTGGGGTCGAGGCACCTGGGGAGAAGGGCCTTGGAGTGAGCCTATACCAGTTACCCTTACAGGCGTAGTAGCTACAAGTGCGCTTGGTACTGTTTCAGTTGTAGCAAAAGCCAACGTATCCCCATCTTCTCAAGTAGCAACATCTGCATTAGGTACAGTTGCGGTTGACGCAGAGGCGAGTGTATCAATTAGTGGTCTATCATCTACTTCCGCACTTGGCACCATGTCAACAATTGCAAAAGCTAATGTTATACCGTCTGGTCAAGTAGGCACGAGTGCATTAGGAACCATAACTGTAAGCGGAAAAGCAAATGTTAGCGTTACCGGCTTAGCAGGAACTTCAGCTATTGGTGGAGTCGGGGTAAATGGTGATGCTGTAGCTAATGCTACTGGTGCAGTTGGATCGCTTGGCGGAGTTCTAGTTGACGTAGATGGCGAGGCTAATGTTGTAATTAATGGGGTAGCGGCTACAAGTGCAGTAGGATCAGTAACGACACATAATGCTGTTAAGTTTGGTATTGATGGCGTTGCTGTTACTGGGTCAGTAGGAAGTGTAACTATTGCATTAGGGGCCACAGTATTTCCGATAGGTGTTGAAGCAATAGGTAGCACCTTTGATGTCAACGTATGGGGTCTTGTAGACGAGTCGCAAACAAGAAATTTCTCTGATGTAACAGATACACAAACCTCTAGTTTTAGTGCAATAAATCAAACACAAACACAAAATTATGCTAATATTGATGATGACCAAAGTTCATCCTTTGCTGAAATTAATGAAACACAAACCCCAGATTGGGAAGAGGTAGCTTAAAAAATGGCAACGTATGTAAATGATTTAAGATTAAAAGAGATAGCAACAGGTGATGAGTCAGGTACTTGGGGGACCTCGACAAATACCAATTTAGAGCTGATTGCTGAAGCATTTAGCTTTGGTACAGAGGCGATTACAACTAATGCAGATACACACGCAACTACTATTGCAGACGGTTCTACAGACCCTGGTAGATCTATTTATTTAAAATATACAGGTACACTTGATTCAGCTTGTACTATAACGATTGGCCCAAATACCGTATCTAAACTATGGTTTATTGAAAACGGTACATCTGGATCACAAAACATTATTATTTCACAAGGATCTGGAGCAAACGTCACGATTCCAGCAGGTCATGTAAAAGCTGTATATTCAGACGGTGCTGGCTCTGGCGCAGCTATAGTAGATGCTTTTACCGATTTAAACTTAGCAGGCACTACAACTGTAGATGTTTTAAGTGGCAGCGGTAATGCAACTATTGGCGGCACATTAGGAGTAACAGGTATAGTTACCTTAACAGATGATCTTATTATAGGTGATGGTAAAACCATAGGATCTGCCTCTGATGTAGACGCTATGACTATAGCCTCTAACGGACAAGTCACTTTTTCACAAACTCTTATTGGTACTGCACTAGACATATCTGGCGATATAGACGTAGATGGCACATCTAACTTAGATGTAGTAGATATAGATGGAGCTGTAGATATGGCTTCTACTTTACAAGTAGACGGAGCTATTACATCCTCTTCCGCAGCCACTATAACGACAGCAGATAATAACCCACAAATGACTCTAGTTTCTACAGATGCAGATGCAAATGTAGGACCTGTTTTAAAATTATATAGAAACTCTAGTTCACCTGCTGATGATGATTTATTAGGAAGAATACAATTTACTGGCGAAGATGATGCTGGTAACGAAAGCACTTTTGCACGATTAAATGTAATAGCTACTGATATTTCTAATGGTTCTGAAGATGCAAGAATGGAGTTTGCACCAGCAGTAGCAGATGATTTTACGCCTACTATGAGTTTAACATCAGGTAATGTTGGTATAGGAACTACAAGTCCTACAGGTAAATTAGAGATAGCAGCAACAGGTACAAATGCAGCACCACACATAAAATTAGTAGAAGATAGTGATACTAGAGAGTTTAATATTTTTAACGATGGTTCAGGTAATGGTCATTTGGTTTTAGCTGATAGTGATGATGACACTCCAGATACTGAAATTGTTTTAAATGACAATGGCATTATTACAATGCTTACTGGTAATACAGAAAGGATGCGTATTAATTCTTCAGGAAATCTTATTTTAGGCACAACTACTGTAGCAGCAGCTAATACAGCAGCAGATGATTTTGTAATTAAAGGAAGTGGAACTGCTGTTGGTATGACAATATCGCAAGATAGTGATTCAGGAACAGGAACTATATTTTTTGGTGATACTTCAAGCAGTTCAGCAGCAGGTTTTAGATACAATCACAACACAGGTGATATGGCAATATCTGCTGAAGATAATGTTACCTTTGATTGTGATGCTATTGGAGTGGGAACTACAAGCCCTGGCAAATTGCTACATCTTAAAGGTTCAGCAGCGCAAATTAGAATTGAAGATAGTGATGGTACAAATCAAATAGCAGATATAACAAGTGATTCAGGCGATATGTTTCTTACTAGTAGAAACAACACTTCACACGGAGAAATAATTTTTAGAAGATTTAACGGAACTTCAGTTTTAGAAACTGCAAGGTTTGATGATTCAGGTAATTTTGGTATAGGAACTTCGAGTCCTTCAGAACCTTTACATGTTAACGAAGGAACAGGTGGAGTATCTACAACATTATTATTACAAAATAGTTCTGCATCTGTTGATGGCAGAGGAACAAATCTAACTTTTAAAAGTTCAAGCACAGAGATTGGTCAAATACAATCTAAAACATCTTCAGATGCAACAAGTGGTATTTTAGCTTTTAAAACTGCAAGTTCAGGCACACTTTCAGAGCAGATGAGAATAGATAAAGATGGAAATGTTGGTATCGGAACTGCAAGTCCTGATTGTGAATTAAATATTGTAGACGCATCTACTCCAACTGTAAGAATTAAAGACACAACTAATAATTGTCAACTTCAACTATATGCTCAAAATTCAGATGCTCATATTGGCACATCAAGCAATCATGCATTGATAGTAGACACAAACGATACTGAAAGAATGCGTATTGCATCAAATGGCTCTATAGGCATAAATCAAAGCAGTCCATCTTCTACTTACAAATTGGATGTTAATGGCAATATAAGAGTAACAGGTGATGCTCCATCATTTAATTTAAGAGAAGATGATTCATCAAATCAACATTGGCAACTTGGCTCATTTGCAGGTGTTTATGCAATTAGAAATGTAACAGCAGGCACTTTTCCTTTTCAGGTAAATACAACAGGTGTTGGTATAGGAACAGCAGCATCCTCTACACTGCATCTTAAAAATGGTAATAGAGACCTTAACTTTACACTTGCAGATAGTCCAGCTTCAGGAGATGCAGGAGTTCAAATAACAGCAGGCGCAAGTGATTTCTTAGGTCTTTTTGCAGGATCATCTAATGGTGAGTTGTTACTTGGCTCAAATGGTTCTGAGAAAATGCGTCTTGATGCTTCAGGAAATGTTGGTATAGGAGAGACTTCACCTTCAGCACCTTTAGATATTGCTGCATCTTCAGCAGGTATAGAGTTACAAACAACAGACAATACTTCTTTTGGATA